CGCTGTTAAACGCGCAGGCATCCCGCCAACGCAAAAAGCCCCGCCGAGGCAGGGTTGTTTGGTTCGTTATGTTGCACTAATTAAAGCGCGTAGGTAGTCAAGGCAAGGAATACACCAATTTTACGCAGGGCGCAAGGGGTTAGATGCGGCGATATACGCGTCATAGACATCAACGCCCCTTGTCTTAGCCAGTAATCTTGATGACCGCATAACAGTATGCCTAACTGTTTGCTTGTTAATTCCGTAGGCCAAAGCCGCAGATTGCAAGGTGTCACCGTTAAACACACAACGCGCAACAATGTCGCGGTTTCTCTCGCGCTGGGCCTTAGCCCCAAGGCTGAAGTCCGTAAATTCAGCGGCGCTTTTTACGCCTATAGAAGTCAAAATCGCCTTAAGGATTTGGCAAGTTGTTTCTTTTGTCATGTCATTTCCCCTTTGTTGCTGGTTAAACCCTAGCCTGCAATTCCATCAACGTCAACGGCCTACCGTTTGCCGTTTGGGACGACAAAAATATGTGGCCCGCCCCAACCTCGATCCGTGTGGACAAAAATCGGCCCCCCATTTGATCGCTTGGCTTTCTCAATGTGGGCTGGAAGATCATCTACGCAGTCACTTACCGACTGCTTCACAAAGGCGATAAATTTAGCCTCGTCAGTAAACGCGTTAACGCCTTCAGACCCATGTTCTTCGTGTCCGTCGCAGAATATAAATATAAAGTCAGCCATTGTTCTCTCCTTTGTTAGACCTAAACCCTAGCCTGCAATTCCATCAACGTCAACGGCCGCCCATTTGCATCCATGAGATCCCGAAAAGATATTTTACCGTCACGCCATAGCTTTGCGCGGCCAACGCCTAAGTTTTCGTCTTGCTCTGCAACCGTGCGCTTTGACAGCCATCCCTCAAACGACGTGTCTTGCGCTATCCGCCCGTCAAGGCTCGACCGCGTTGTGTCCGTCATTTCGTCAATGTCAAAACCCAACTCGCGGAAAGACTTTAGCACCGGCGCAGATGTTGACCGACAACCCCAGTGCAGGTTTCCCGGCCCGCCGCCCCAAGGCAACGTGTGGTCAATCGGTTCATGCGTGCCGACGGTATATGTCAGCCCGTCGCGCGCGCCACATTCGGTTGTGGTGCGCAGATCAATTGTGCTTACCCACTGTTCGGCCTTTACGATGTCGTCATTTTCGGCATAGACCGCTTGCCGCGATGCCTGCGAAACTGCTTGCGTTGCGGATCTCACAAGGCTGTCGGCATGGCTGCGCGTGATGTCCATAAAGCCCTTGACCACCTCGCCATTCTGCTTTCCGCCCCGAATCCGCCGGATCAACTGCGCGTTTGTTTCGCCCTGTGCAATGCCAAGCCGCATGTTGTCCGTAAACCGCTTGAGCGTGTCGCCAGCTTGCCGTGATAGGGTTTCGGCAACTGGTGCGCCCTGAAGCAACAGATCGCCCGTAATGGCCACTATCTGCCCGCGCGTCAGTTCTGACGTGATAAGCTGCACGCCCGCACTGTTGTTGATAGCCGCGACAGCGAACCGCGCTTCCATGTCCGCAATCTCGCGCAGTTCATTCGCCAGCCGCTTTCCTTCGCTGCGATAGGATGCAGCGATTGTGGCCTTGACCTGATCGATCAGCCTTTCCAGCCGGGCCGCGCGCCGCGATATGCTGCCAATGCCCGTCGGGTCAACCCGCGCAAGCTGTGCAACAATATCGCCTTGCAGCGTTGCCAGAAACTTGTTGACATCACGCGCTTGCCCCGCCGCCAGCCTTTGCAGGTCCAGCGCACGGGTTTGCATCGCGTCTAAGATTTTATCGTTTGCAGATGCCATTACCGCCCCAATACTTCAAACTGCCCGCCGGATTTCAGCGTAATGTCGTTTGTGCCTGATCTGTTTTTGATCCAGACCTCCGCACGGTCGCCCTGCTGCATGGTCACGGTTGCGCCAAACGACACGTTGCTTGCCAGCGTGCCAAGTAACCCGCCGTTGATGGTCGCCTCGTATTCCGGCCCGACGTTTTCATAACTTGACGTTGCCGCGATAAAGTGACGAAGCTGGACGGATATTTCAGTATTCGCCTGCCCTGAAAACGACATAGTTCCGTCCGCGCGTCCCTCGACCGCCTGTGCGCAATCAGACCGCAGCCCGTTGGTGTTGGCCGTGCTAAACCAGTATGGCTCCACAAGCGTCATTGCACCCGTGATTTGCGTCAAGGTGTTTTGCGAGGTGATAGTGATAACGCTGTCGGCTACTGGAACGTGCGCAGCGCCGGGGTACGTGTTTCCAATGCCCACGCAATCCTTGATAAGTGCCTTGGTCGATGTGGCTGGCATATTTGGCAGGGTGTTAGATAGCGGGTTTGTCCGCAGACCTGATAATGCAAAGCCCGCATCAAGCAAAATGTTGGCCGGTGCAAAGTCGCAGAATATGCCGCCGTTTGTTCCAAGCGACAGCGCGTTGATGTTAGACCGAAACGACCCGCCAAGCGTTAGGTTTGCACCCGCGCGGAACAACACGCCCGACATTGGCGCGCCAACAATGATGCTGTCAAACGCAGCAAAGCCGCCCGCCCACGTGCCGGAAAGCGTCAACCCGTCTGTGATGCTTACCCACCCGACATTGCGCGCAAGCCCCTGCCGAAAGTTAGCGGCCTGGCCCAGTGATGTGCATGTAATAAAGTTCACGTTGTTAAATTCGATAGTGCTGCCGTTTTCTTTGGCATCCAGATCAAAGACTTGCGATGACGCGCCGCCTACGATTACGTCAAGGCTTGTTAAATACAGGTTGCCCGAATAAGACCCATCAGCGTTGATAAACATTGTATAGTTGTCTGCTGTGCTTGTCAGGCACGACACGTCAAAACCAGCGCCGCCAATGTTCAAGCCGCTTGCTGGCACAACGATTTGCGTTGACCCCATGTCAACAGTGCCGTCTATAAAATACAGCTTGTCGCTTTGTAACGTGCCTGCAAGCTGGTCTGGCGATGTCACATAGATAATTGACTGCGGGGCTGCTGTGCTGGCCGCGCTTGGCCCGCCTGCAATCATCCCGTGGAACTGTGACCCGTCTTTGCCCTTGACCTTGCCCGCGTCGATCTCGCGCCCGTCTGTCAGTGTGACGATAAGATGCCCGCGTTTGTCTACGCTTGTGTTGTCAACGCCCACGCCGTCTTTGCCGTCTGTTGCTGTGGCGTCTTTGCCGTCCAGTCCGTTTTGGCCGTTTATGCCGTTTGTCCCATCGGCCCCGTCTTGCCCGTCAATTCCATCTTGCCCGTCTTTGCCGTCCAGACCATTCGACCCATCGGCACCTCTTGAACCGTCTCGCCCGTCAGTGCCGTTGTCTCCGTCCAATCCAGTCCCGCCGTCAAGGCCGTTGATGCCATTTTGCCCGTCCGATCCATCTGCACCGTCCGTCCCGTCAGCCCCATTCTTGCCGTCTTGCCCATCAATGCCATTGATCGGCTTACGCGCCTCGACAGCCTTTAGCCGGTCACGCAACAACGCAAAGCCCTTGCCGACAAACTCGCCTAGATCATCATTCATTTGCGGCCCTACTTCTTTGGCTTTGGCTTGCGTTTGGTTGTTGGCTTTTTCCCGTAATTCATTCGTCAACCCCCATTCAATGCGGCAAGCGCGTTATCAACAGCGCTTGGCCCCGTGAGATCAAGCGCATCGCCCGTCAGGTCCGGCGCTTCCTCGCTGATTGCGTCCATGTCGGTTTCTGTATCCAGATCGGGACGCAGGAACCCGCGGCGCTTGCGTTCCTCATAATACGCCTCTTTTGACAATAAGCCAAGCGACACGTCAGATTGCATAACCTGCACTTCCTGCGCGGTCAGCGGCGTGATGCCAAATTCCTTGTTGACCTGCACAGTGATATTCTCCTCGGGCAGCCCAGCATAGAACGACATCCAGAACAACGCCTGTTCAAGCGCGTCCTTTAGGTTGTCCGCCATCATGGCAAGAGATGATGTTTCTTTTACGGCATCAAGCGCCGCCCCTGTTGCCGTTTCATTGCTTTGGACCAATAGCTGCAAGCCCAGCGCCTGCATTTGAAATTCGAGGTCTTTCAGATCAGTACGGCCCGCGCCAATGGCCTGCCCCGAGTGTTCAACCCAAGACAATTTGGCATCAGCATCGCGTGACGTGACTGCTTGGCTTGCGCTGATAACAAGCGGTTCATCGTCACCGCGACCGGACGCAAACAGGATCGGCACGCGGGCAAAGTGCAGAATGTTGCGCTGGTCTGATTGCGATTGCCAATGCGCAATGTTGACATCGGCCAAATCCTCAAGCACAGGTTCGCCGGTGAAAAACCCTGTGCGCTGTGCGTAGAATGGAATAACCGTAATTTCTTCCGCGTTGGTCAAGTATTCGTCTTGCAGAACAAACTTGTCCTTTGCGTTCTTGCGGTAGACGCGCACGAAAACAACGCCGTCGCGGCGCGTAATAACCCGCACTTGGTCGACCGTTAGCTGCGAAAATTCGTCTTGCGGGTCGTCAACGCTTATGCTTTCCGAAATACGAAGCATGGACAGCGCCAGCACGTTGTTAAACATTTCTGTTTTGAAGCCTAAGATATTTTCAACTGTTAGATGCACCATGTACGGCCGCAAGCCCAAGGCGCTGGCCTGCGCGCGCGTTGTGTCACCATCGCGGCGCGGGGCATCGACCATGATATACGAAACGCCCGGAACAAACGCATCCTTGAACACGTCAGACGCGAAGGCGCTTAGATCCTGCCCTTGCATGTTGATGTCGGTGGCGAACTCTTTTAGACGTTCCGGGCCCTCGCTGATCTCGATTGGCTTGGAAAACACGCGGCCTGTCATGTCTTTAACCGTCTTGCGCATCCCGTTGAACAGCCAAGATGACGCAAGCCGCGCTTGATAATCTTCGTCTGCTTCGGCCTTAAACTTTGGCAGGTATGTTTTGCCTTCCTTGCGCATGGCATCGGATCCACCCATCAAGGCGCGCCCCTTTGCCGATGCCTCAATCATTTTGGCCATAACAGCCGTGCGTTTGTTGACTGTGTCAGACATTTTATCTCGTTCCTGTGATTAGGTCGTGTTTAATTACTTCAAGAATGCCGACTGCATTGGCAAGCGTGACGCGGCCCGCGTAGAAGTAGATCAGGCTTTCAATTTCTTCGTGCAGGTCGTGCGCGTCGTTTCTTATTTGCGCTTCTGATTGCAATGACGCTGCAAGGAAATCCCAATCGCGGCCAAGTGCTGCCCGTTCTTGCTCTTGCTTTTCAGTCCTTGGCATTGTGTCAATCCTTAGAATGGCAGTGCGGTTGATGTCATGGTTGGCTTTACAACTGGCATTTCATACGCCAGCGGATAGCCGAATGCGTCGTTCTGGTGGTCGAGGCCGGTTGTCTTGTCAGGCTCACCATTCTTGTCGTACGGTTGCTGTTCAAGGCAACGCGCTGTCTCTGGGCATGTGTCGGGATTTACGAACACGCGGCCCGACTGAAAGCCCATGTTAACGGCCAGCACGCGGTCTTTCACGCGGGGATTGCTTGGCCTTGCGCGGATCGTATAGCCTGCATTTCGCAACAGCCCAATGTCGGATAATGACGCGCCCTTGCTGCTGGCGTTCTTTCCGCTTGCATCCGGGTAGATTGTAATCGTGTGACCCTCGTATCGTGATTTTAGCGTGTCAATCATTGACGGTGTGTCAACGCCGCCTTTGATTTCATCAACGCAGTGCCAGACGTTTTCGCGCAGGACAAAGGCACACGCGGCCATGTTTCCGACGTTGAAGTCCATCCCAAGGCGTATCGGTTCGCGGTCCCTGATTGTCTCGCTGCTGCGCTGTGTCTCGCGGTTATATGACGTGTAAACGCTGCCCGATGTCAGGTTTGTGAACATGCCCTCGATATATGCGTCGATAAGTTCGGCGGGGTACGTTGCGCGCAGGTTGTCAACGTAATCGTCGGGCAGCTTTGGGTTGCTGTAGGTTGGCGCTTGAAAGTATTCATAGCCCGGCGTTGGCTCTTTTGCCCATCGTTCATAAACGAACCGAAAACCTTCGGGCGTTGTGTAAGCTGATACGCGGTTGAAAGGTCGCTTGATGCCTTCGGGCTTTTGCCGATTACGCGCGACGATCTGGTTCCATACTTTGCGAGCGTTGACTGCCTTTAGCGTGTCCAGCTCGTCAACGTGCGCGCGATAGGTTTCATATCCAATAATGCGTTCGGGGTTGTCCATCGTGCGCAGGACAAAATCACCGAAGCGCGGCCACGATGTGTAAACGATATTTTCCGACTTATTCCACTTGTGCGGCACGCCAATCTTTGTCAGTCGTGCGCACAGCCTTGGTGCTGTGATAAGCCGAACAAGGTCATATGTTGGCGCGTACATGCCAATCAGTGCTGTTGAACTGTGCGCGGCGTCACTGATTGCCGACCAGATCATCACTTCGGTTTTGCCCGCCCCGAAACCCGCAACAAAAGCGGGATGCTTTGCCGTTGACATTAAGAACCGTTCTTGTGGTTCAGTCAGCGTCAGGCGTATCGGGTTGCGCACGTTCAATCTCCCATCCGTCAAATAGTTCGGGAACCTTGTCAATCGGCACATCAACGGTTGCTTGTATTGGCTTTCCATATGCGCGGTCGAGCAGTGAATTTGCGGCCGTGACGCGCGCTGGTTCGCTTTGTCCGGCTGTTGCTATCTCGACCAATACGGCCAAGGCTAGTTCGACGTGTTCCTTTGCCATTGCTGCAAGGTCACGTTTTGCGAGTGATGTTGCGCCGGGCTTTCGGCCTGAATTTGCCCGCTTGCCTCCGTGTGTGGTCATCTTGAAAAACTTGCTTGTTTGGTCATTAGGCTTCCCGCCTTTGTTAAATCGTTAAGGCATCCCGCCTATAGAAACAAAAGAGCGCCCAGTAATAAAACCAGACGCAATTAGTCACCCCAATAAATAGCACGTTTTAGCGGTTAGTCAACCCGCCAAACGATCCAGCCCATCGCGCAGGGCTAGGATGCTGTTCGGCCTGTCGTCTGTCATTTTGAAACATTCGTCCTGCAACATTGCTGTGCGCACGCGCCCGATCTTGTCGCGCATTGCGTAATAGCGTTTGTAAACGTCTGGATCCCCATCGCCACTGTCAAACCCGCCCGACGACACTGCCAAGCAGGACTTGCTTTCTGCAATACCGATTTCGGCTTTATATGCTGCATAGACCTGCGAGAAGTCGCGGGCTGTCTGCTCTTGCTGTGGGGTGATGATGCCTTGAACCATTAAACGCCCGATCATATCGCACGACCTGTCAACGTATGGCCCGACTGTGTCTTTGCTTGGCGTCGCCCAGTTGCCGCGCGCCATACGCTCGTTTGTTGGCGTTGCGGTATGGTTGTGGCCCAATGAAGCGACAACGCCCTGTGACGGCTTGTTTGCGGCCTGTGGCGTTGACTGCGCCCGCTTGTTCCGTAATTGCTGCGCTTTGGTGGTCAAGTGCTGGCCTTACCTGATTTGGGGAGGTTTTGTCGTGGCCCGCCCCAACTGGGAGGAAAAAAGCGGGCCACTAGCAACAAAGAAAGGGACAATGACGATCCATGCACCTAATTTGCATCATTCCTGCGATAGTGTCAAGGCACACGCTAACCGATAAACTTAAACGCACTGCCAAGAGACTTTGCACGGGCAAGGGAACGCGCGGCCCTTTCACCGGCTGCAAAAAGTGTTGTCCCTGTGCCGGGTTGTTCGCCGCGTGTGCCGTTGGGCCGTTCAAACTTAACCTTTGGCGCAACGAATAAAACAGTGGTGGCCATTGGCGCAAACTCTTGCCACCAAGGCGCAGACGTGCGGTCAGGCAACAGCGCAATGCCGTTGCCGTGCGCAAAGAACTTAGACAGCCATGCCCGCTTGGTAGATTGGAAACCGAAAGGCGGGTTCATCCACACAAAGCCCGACCATTCACGTTCTAAAGCACTGTCGCTGTAAAACCTACTTGCTGGCGTGTGTCGCGGGCCGCCGACGGGGCAAGCTACATCTAGATCGAAACCTTCGTCAAGTGCGTCAAAAATATACTTTGGCGTGTACCATTCGTTGCTTTCGCCTCTGCGCTCATGGCTCATTTTTCAATCTCCACCATTCGAACTGATGCGCAATCGACTACACCGTCGATCGTGTTGTAGGTCATCTTGCGTGTGTCTTGTTCGCGATAGATAATACTCCAAGAGAGTTTATGCCTGCCATAGATTTCATGCGCCACGACAACAGGGTCCGCAGGCTTTACGCGGTATTTTTTGTGGTCAAACCAGATTAACTTGTAACGGGAATCAATCCACTCCGAATTATCTCCAAACAGTTGAATGGTTGCCCCATTGTGTTCAGCTAACAGCAACGCACCTTGAGCCTCTGGTGTCATGTCACCCCAGGTCAGGTATCCGTCATCTGCGTCTGTTGATCCTGCCCGTGATACCAGTTCCCATGATGCTTGGGAGCAATCAAAAGACCCTATGGCACTGACACTTACTAAGCGCGGAAGTCCTTTGTAGTCTTGCAACTCAAACACCTCACCTAACTTGTAGAAATCAGGCCGATCAGTAGAAACACATCGCACCGTGTCGCCCGCGTTGTAACCTAGTTCTGCGAATGTTTTATTCATTTGTCAGTGTCCTTTGCCTGCTTGCGTGCGTTTTGCTTTAACATGGCATATGACCTTGCACCGAATACGCACGTTGGATTTGCGGCGGACCATATTGACACCGACGAAGGCGACACCCCGGCTGCGATTGCTGTTTCTTTTTTTGTCATGCCCTTGGCCGCGCAATCGCGGTAAAAAACGCCGATGTTTGGGTCAATTTGTGGCATTCTTTCGTCCGGTTCAATGCCAAGGGAAATGCAGTCTGTGCGGATCGTGCTTTTAGATGCGCCGAGAACCTTTACGATTTCTGTCGTGGTTGCACCTGCTGCGACCAGCTTGGCAACTGCACTGCGGCGCTGTTCCATTTTGCGCACGACATCGGCTGCGGTTCTAGCTTTTGGTTTTGTGTCGGCTGCGACAGGCATTGTGGGGGCGCTTAGACGCACAACAGGCACCGCTTGCGCCCTAGCGTATGCCTTACGCGCCTCAAGGCTTGCTACGGTCGCCTCATGGCTTGTGTAGTCAATTGGCGGCAGCGTGCTAAATGGAAAGATGTTTTGCACTGTGCGGGTTAGGAATGTTTGCATTTTAAAACCACCCCATGACCGCACCGATTGGTGCGATAAACACGCCAATAACGCGCAACATTACCTCGCCTGTGATTGGTTCAAAGTTTGATCCAAGCAGCGCAAAGAGATTTTTAATCCATCCTACTGCCCCTAAGGCCATTATAAACAGAAAGACAAGTCCAATTACATTTTTCATTTTTTCAATTCCTTTGCTTCGGTTGCTTTTTGTGCGGCTTCGGTCATTATGTCAAACGCCCACATGTGACTTTCCAATATCCAACCCCGCACCGCGACGTTGCCGGCCTTGAGGTTCGCCCGTTCCTTGGCTTTAGCTGTCTGCTTCATTCCATGACCTCCCGAAAGTGAGTTGCCTCTTTTGGCGCGCGATTTTTAAATCCATAAACCTCCCCGCGATAATACCAAATTTCGCGCGCCCCTTTGTGTTCTTTGATTACGCGGAAGGCAATCAATTGCATTGTGGGATGGTCCCATGCGCCGTAGCTAGCTGACATTCTAATAAAATTAGCGCCGCAGCTTACAATCTCAATAATACTTTCAGGATGCACAGGACATTCCCCGCCGTTCCATCCGTGCCATAGTCCGTCGTTGTAGTTTGTCATTTGCGTGCCTCAATCATTGCGTCCGCTATAATGTAGGAAAATTTTGATATTTGTTCTGGCTGGCACGAAAGCCCAGCGCCAAGACCCGTCAAAACCTGCCCTGCAAAGTAATCCCGAAGTGCCATCCCGCCGCGTCCGCCTTGCGGCATTGGGAAAGCTGGTCCGCCGTGTTCTTTTGTTGATGTCATTTTCTTGTTCCCTTGTTTGCGTTTCTATAATCACCCTACGCCATGCGTCGCGTCGCGACAACCCCTATCATGCACCATTATGAAAGATTTGTAATGTTAAGAAAAATTTGCAAATTCTAACTTTGGGATAACTTTTAAGCTCTTGAAAACTATAGGTAATAATTGATGTTAAGAAGATAGAAGATAAGAGAGAGAGAGAGAGGGGGGGGGGGTAGTAGTCTAT